CGGCTGTTTGGTTTTTAACTTCTTCTGTCATTTAGTTTCTCCTTAAATGTGGACAGGCTAACATAAAATATGTTAGTTCTTTCTGATCTTCGAATGCTACAAATGTACTACTTTTGCATCTTCCATCCTGATCAATGTTAGGTGATCGAACAATGCAATACCTACCTTTTAATTTTGTTCCAATCCAATCCTCAAACTCTCCTGTTATAAAATCAACATCGGCGAGTTTAAACTGTGAAAAATGAGGAGGCAGAGTCTTCAGTTTTCTTTGTTTTAATACGTCAATAGGATTAAGATCGAACATCGTGCAAATATTTATAGACAGTGATTATTCGTCGCCGGAATCTTGGCTAAATTTACGGGCCAAGGCTTTATTATAGCCCATTTTCTTGATATCTCCAGAAAATAGATAAAGTTGAAATGCAGCTTTTTCTTTTAACACAGTAATAGTCTTTTTAGTAATATAATACGGTCCGTCGATATTGTTATCTAACCATAACAGTATTTGTGCAGTGATAGCGAAATCTTTAGGGAATTCTACTTGGTATGTTTTTATTTTAGCATCGGCTGTGATAAATTGCAAAGCAGGTTCTGTCAATCTAAGTCCACCATTGTCTTTGCCGCGAACGTTCCACCACCATGTGCTTCGATATTGTTTTAGGGTATTCTGGTCAGCGTCTTGATCTGCTGCTTGGAGGAATACCTTAGTATAGGTATCCTTGAGGTCCATCTAATCTACCTTCTCACCTTGGGTGAGTTTCATAACTTCAAAATCTTTAGTTTTGAATAATCTATTAAGTTTCTTAGCAAGGTTGATTGCGTGTCCTGGATTCGAAAATGATACTTTTTTATACTTAGGTCCAGGATAGCTGGCAACCAGGCTTCCACTTTTTAGATTAAACGGTTGTCCTTTGTAAAATACTGCCCAGATGGCTTCACTATCAAGGATCTGTTCAATTTTAAAGTTTTCCTTGTTAGCATACTCTAACAATATTTTAGGTTTTGGTCTACTCATTATACGTGTTTCCTAATTAACCACGTATATATTTATACCTTTTAGAAGCCTCCGCCGTCGAACTTAACGTCGATTTTGGTAGTAGATTCGCGTATCTGAGCCAGCATTTCATGTATTTCCTGCACTGTGCGACCTAACTTACTGGTCATAACAGCTAATTCAGCAGTTAGATCTCTGGCTTCTTGTATAGAGATACGGATATCCTTTTGTTGACTCTTTTCAGCAGCTACAACACGCTGGATCAGTCTTTCTACTGTGGGAAGATTTGTAGGAAGATTATTTTGAGACATTTGATAATACCTGTTTCATTTCAATTTCTGTTTTGAACGGGCCTTTATATTCGTATCTTTGTAGAGTAATCAGTTTTGGGCAGAATGATTTGACCCAGCCTTTCTCAAAACGTATCACATAGTAACCTGCGCAGTAAAGACTCTTTGAATCACCGCTTTTGGTAAACAAAGGTAATTTTCGTTGTATGTCAAACATAGCATTATGTGGACCTACACTAGTAGCATAGCCATGAACTTCATTAGGTAATGCGTCGTCTGCCTCTTTTACAATCTTAGCCACAAAGAAATCTTTGCCAAATTGTTTAGTTAGACTTTCTTTGGTATCGTAAATTTTAATACCTTCTTCATTGCTAAGAACAAAGCGATTGTCTTCATTCTTTCTCAACGTGGCAAATTTCTCTCCGTCTTTTTCTACGATCCAAAATTTATTTTCTATGATCGGTTTTGCGTGTAAGTCTGTCATTGTGTTCTCCCAACAGGTATTTGTTTTGCTAGCACATGTATCTTCATACGGACAAAGTTTGAGTTTCATTTGTGTATCTCGCATTTAACGGTTCTGCATAACTCTGTGCTTGATCTGCGATCTTTTTAAGATCATATAGATTACAGAATTTAATTAATCTAATGCCTACCTGGCTTATATTTTTATCAGCCTGTGTAGCTGTGTTTATAGTTTCTTTAATAATTTGTTTAATATCATTAGGTTGATGACTTAAATCAATTAGTCTACGATTACGTTCGTAATCTTCTAGAACTCTGTGTTCGATACCATTGTGATCAGTCCATCTCTGTAACATGAGATTGTTCCACGCATATCCTTTGGTGCCACGGTCTTCGAACGCTTCAGTAAGACCCACTTTTTTGCTTGTTCCTTTAGTACGCACACCTGGATACGCCGAGAAGACATTATCACTGGTATCACCACGCATACATTTTTCAAACAACTGCCATTCTGGATGCGGAGCGGCTTTGACTTCTTGCGTTTTCTTGTCAATGATTGCTTTGCCTTTGTCATCAAAATAACCTTCATGCGTAATTGTCATTTCCATAACACCGTTATATTGTTTTACATTCGGTGCAATCAATTGAGCAAAATCTGTATCTGTTGAGATAATAACATGATTATCTTGCGGATGACTCTGTATCCAACCCGCAATTAAATCATCTGCTTCTAGCTGTGGATTTTGAAGCACTGTGCAATTGGTCTTTTCTGTGATAAAATCTTTAAAGGTATCAAATGCTTCCCAAAACACTTTTTCTTCATCTGCTTCTCGTTCTGTGTGAGCTGCACGAGCGGCTGTGCGTTGTGCCTTATACGGAGTGTAGAAATCTTTACGCCACGAGCGACCTTCTAGACAGAATATAACATGGGTGCCATTAAACTGCTGCCATGCCTTGCGTATACTGTTTAGAGTAATATGAAAGGCCATACCTAATTTAATATCGGCATCACCGTTAATCACGTGCCTAGCACGAAAAAATGTATTAGCAGTATCTACTAGAATATATGTCATTGATTCTTTCTTTTAACTTCGTTAATGTCAATTACACCTGTGTTAATCGGGCCACCATAGTCGCCATCAACAACTACGTTAGCGCAGAGTTCGCGGAACCAACGATCTACGATTTCTTCGTCTTTGTCACCATCGTATCCGTAACCTTCTTGCTTTAATTTTAACACAAATGGTTCATTCCAGTCAAGTTCAAAAAAACCATTGCGCACATTATCTTTGTTGACATGGGTATTAATCACACCTACCCACGGTTCTTTTTTACGAGTAGCACGATCTTTTTCACTCAATTTACTAAGTTCTTCTGTCTCTTGAGCTCTTACTGTTTCGGCTACTGCTTTGTCTCTAGCTTCTTGTAGTGCTTCTTTTTCTGCAAGTATTTTACTAATACCAAACAGTTTCCTAATAAATTGTTTCATTATGTTCCCCACTCATTTTTAAATAACGGTACCTGTAATCTATCACTATACCGTAATCCATGCTTCATTGCTAATTCTGCAACACGGCGATTATTAAGATTATATACACTTTCGACACCGCCCACTGGCATCAAATAAATTGGTCCTCTAAACCCAGCAGCACGATAAATGTCTGCGGCTTCTAGTGCCTCTTCTGCATCGTCCTCTGTTGCAACAACAAATTTTAGGTATGTGTATCCAACTTCTTCATATCCACAAACAATTTCAGGTTTAATTGCTTCGTCGGGATGTTCACCAGAACAACTTAGTTTAGCACTCACACTAAATGTAATTTCTCTACAAAAATCTTTATCATGATGATGTGCCCATGTATGCAAATACAATCCAAAGTCTTTGGATATTTCTTGAGTACCATTAGTTTCAAATGTAATCTCTTTAAGTCCCTGCATCTTAGGATGATCTAGTAGATCTGGATAAGCACGTTGCCATCCTAGTAAAGGTTCGCCTCCTGTGATGACGAGGTGTTCGTCTTGCCACGTATTAAACGGCAAAATTTCTGTAATACGATCAGCAATGGCATCAACAGTAAGCATAGGACTAAGATGCTTGAAAGCAGGGTCCCAACTAGCATAGCTATCACATCCTGTACTAACCAATGGAAGTTCTTCGTATTTGGTATATTGCGTTGGATCAATTTTAAGATATTCTTCACTAAGTTCTCCTTTTGGCATGCCAAACCCTGCACATTTAAAATTACAACCAAATGTACGTAAGAAAACAGAAGGCACGCCCATATAGCGTCCTTCACCCTGTATGCTGTAAAACAGCTCTGCAACTTTTATTTTACTCATAGTATATTATACACTCTTTTCTACCTTTTTGTCAACCTTTTTTCTCAATGACCAAGACTTGTCATTTTTCTTTTTCCAAACTATAACATCACCTTCTTTCCATCCTACCGCTTCTAGGATTTCGTCAGTAAATGGCAATATCAATTCTTTAGTTTCGGGATCTTCTTCTATAGTTATAGTCCAATGTTTCATGTTGATATAGTCTTTCTTTCTGGTATTTGTCTTTCACGGAATTCTTCTATGCGTAATCTACGACATTCATTTTTTACTTCTTGTGGATAATCTGGACTGATTTCCGCTAGACTGCAATCATAGACCACAGTTCTATTATTCCAATCGGCATTAGCAAGTATTACTATACACACTAACAGAAGAATACCTATGGTTATTTTATTTTTCATATAATGCTGTCGCTTATCAATAATCTGCACATCAATGCATCCTTGTCATTTCTAAAATCAAAATGCATACATTCCGCACTAATTTCTGTTACATAACGTCCGCCCGGTAAACCAAAATGCTCAATAACTCTAGCACAGGTTTCATTCCACCATGTGTTGTTTTGATTCGCCCAAGGAACAGTTATTCTTGCCATTTACGATAATTACCCTTTTCTGGTATTACATGTCTAACACCGCCGGTTGGGTCAGCCATATCGCCCTTGCGACGAGGAATCAGATGAACATGTGGATACGGCACAGTTTGTCCTGCAGCCTCTCCCCAATTTAATCCAATATTAAATCCATCCCATTCCCCCGACTTCACCTTTTGTTTACCCACTTTAAGTGCATCGGCGAAGCAATCTTCAATAACTCCGTCAGCGGCATACTGTGGTACAAACAAAAGATGACCTTCTGTAACAGGATACTTGTCTGCATAAATGGCCACATGAAAATCTTCCTGTATAGGATCTTTCCACGGTGCTTGCCCGTCCGCCTGTGCATCAGCCAATGTGTATTTTAAATTCATCTTTGATACTCCTTGTACTCTCTAGGCAATTGATCTTCTTTGATCACAAATTCTAAACCCGCCATACTACCAACATACGCATTATTCATATAGGACATGCGTACTTTAACAGTATTTAGAGCAACTTCTAAAAATGCCTTTGGCTTATAATTGAGTATATCAGCGTCAACAAATTTATCTTTATCTGTACAAAAAACTTTTATTTTGCTCATTTGGTCCACCAATCTTCATAGGGGAAATCAATCCATACATCATTTTCTGCTTTATTAATCTCTTCTCCGGAAAATTCAATGTTAGCTTTAAAATTTGATGAAAGATTATCAAATATAACAGCAAATTTAACATTCGCATTCCACACTTCGTTTTCCCATGCCGGATCATCTGGGAAACATGATGATTGCCAATCTTCCATAATCCAGTTAAGTGTAGCACCAGTATCATTAATATCGTCTACAATAAGAATATTCTTTTTACCGTTACCCGATGCCATTGGATCATAAATTTCAAAACCAAATGCATCTTCAGCCATCCAGCAGTTACTTTCTGTTTCAGAATGGTCACGCAACGATACTTTTAGTGTTTCACAAGGAACATCAAAATAATAACTAATCATCTTAGCAGGTAGTAAACCGCCTCTGGTGATACCTACCACATAGTCAGGCCGCCATCCACTGACAGTGATATCTCTACATATCTTTGCAACTAACCCTTGATATTCTCCCCAACTAACCTGTCGTTTTTTTGACATGATTCTCCTTACGACTTTTTAGATACTGTTCGTGTTGTATCCATTTGTTATTAACTAAAAATCCCCATTCACGTTTATGGGGTCCTGGCATAAACAATGTCCAGGCAGTGATACCTGTTTCAAGTTCTATACGATGATAAGAGTTAGCACTACAGGTACGAAAAGAACCCGGACCTCGCCAAACACGATATTCACTGATTTTTCTCCCAAGGGTATTAAACACTGGAACCCACTCCCAATACCCACCTTTTAAAATTAGTGTAGCATAGGGCCATGGATGATCATGCACATCGTCGGGATCACCTTTTAAGAACTTGTGTAGAAAGATGTTAAAAGGAAACAGATTTCTATCTTTTAAGAAAAGATAATATCTTTCTAGATAGGGTTCGTTGGAAATACGATCATAAATGATACGCTTACGACCAAGTTTTTCTAACAGCTTAAGAAACATTGTGAACCTCTTGTTCTAGATATCGTTTCAATTCTTTATCTGTAGGTTGAACAGAATAATTCTTTTTAAAAAAGATTTCATAACTGTCGCTGCCATACTTACCAATGCCGAACAATTTTTCAGCATCGTTACCGTCCCAAGTCAAATAGTCCTGGCTCATCCTGATCAAACGATTATATCGAACATTTACCATACCTAGCGGTTCGATAATGCTTTTAGCAAACTCTTCGTCTGCGTGTAATAATGCCAACGCTGTGGGAAACCAATATAAGAATTCAGGCAGTGTAGTTTTTACTGCCTTTCTTCCGGTTTGATTCAGCATGATAACTCCCACCATGTGTTCCCAACTATTGGTGATCTGCTGTTGTACCATTAGATCGTCTCGAAGTGGATTAAACATTATCGTGGTGCAAACTCTTGTTGCAGTTTGATATTGTCCATGAACTCCTTTTTAGTTCCTGGGTCTGTCTGGAAAGCACCTTTTAATACTGTGGTCTGTGTTAAACTACTGTGTGCCATAATGCCGCGGTTCTCACAACATCCATGAATGGCCTGTATGTAAACAGCAACATTCTCACTGGCTGTAGCTTTCATTATTTCTCTTGCGATATCATTGCATAACTCTTCTTGCAAAGTGCCACGCCTAGCGCACCACTGAGCAATACGAGTGTACTTACTAAGACCAATGAGCTTATTAGCGGCAATGATCCCGATATAAGCAACTCCGCTAACAGGTTGATGATGATGACTGCACATGCTCCGAAGCTCACTCCGCACCACGAGCATGCCCTCATATCTGTCTTCACTATCATTTGGAAAAGCTGTTGCATCTGGCGCTGGATCATATCGACCTCCCATAATTTCGTTAAAATACATTTTAGCCAATCTACGAGCTGTACCTTTACTGTTTGGATCATTCTCACGATCAATTAGCAACCGATCAAGAACTGTTTCAAATGCTTCTGTGGCTTCGTCTATTAGTTTTTCTTTGTCTTTATCAGTAACGTAATCACTGATATTGTCACCAGCCCAGAAGCGTTTCTTATCACGCTTCATCTTAAAGCGGATAGCATCTGCTAAGTTAGCTTCTTCGTAGCCTTTATCGCTCATATCGTTAGCGCCTTTAAGAACACTTTGTAAATCTTCTGATGTGAATGTTGTCAACTAAATTTCTCCGAGTTAATGACGTGGATGTCTTTGTATTATAATATAGGTTTATTTAGGTATTGTCAAGTAGTTTACGAAATATTTTATTTTATTGACAAATATGATTCTCTATACCCAAAATTTCCTCTAACAAACAGATTAAATGCAACAGAAATTCTATCATCCTTAGAATTGTTTGTTTCTACTGAATGCATTACATTTGAAGGAAAAATAATTATCTGATTTTCAGTTGGTGTGATAGACCATGTACTACTATTAAAAATATTTTGTTCTGCAAATTCTAAACTAATTGTGGGAGATGAAAAATTTAAATATTTTTGGTGTTTGTGAAATGTAATCTGTCCTGTATCTTCTGCTGCCTTTAGATATAACGTTCCTGAAAACAAAGAATTGGTATGTGTATGTTCGTGTGCAGAGCCACCTGGCAAAAATTTAACAGCCCATGAAGTTGTTAAATAAAATTCTGTCTCGGGTTTAATTTTTAAAAGATTATAAACATAATCATCGAATGCGTTGAGAATTTTATTTTTAATTTCTAAACAATTAGGATCATCTAACAATGTAACATTTTCAGTAATAAATCCGTTTTGCATCTTTTGAAACGGTAAATTTACAATGTAGTTGATGCTTTTGGCCGAGACTGGAGCTACATCGGCTGTGTAAATGGGAACACCAAATAAAGAAGCTGCTGCTGGCATAGATTATCCTTTATAGTTATTTTAATAACTCTAATAGTTTATTACAACTAAAAAAGTTTTGTTTTAATAAATCTACCTGTTTATTTAGGCTTGGTAATCGTTTTTTATAATTTTCCATATGATCAACGATTGCGTCGATTACTTTTTGTTTGTGTACAGTATATGCAGCAAACGATTCTGTCCATTCGCTAGGGTATTTAAATAGGTCAATCGCCATTTCACTGTAACTTAAACGATCCGGAACCATAGGAATAGCATCCACAACAGCACCTTCATACCAACTGATGCCTAGTGTTTCTTGTAGATTAGCACTGAACACTAG